CCACCCTCTTGCATTTCTAATTCTTCACCAGTATCACCAGCAACAATAATAAGATCAGCCATATCAAATGGTAAATCATCAGGAATAGTGGCTTCATCACCATTACCCATTTGACCCATAGCTTCCATTTTTTTCAAACCCATTTTAGCTTGCTGACGCAATTGCATAAGTTTATCTAAACCAATATATCGAACAACATCTTCTGGAAAAACAAACTCACCTTCACTTACCATAGCAGGTACGTCATCCCTTACGCCTTTTTTAGTTCCACCAACGGGAACTTCATTTCCAGATACTTCATCTATTTCGCCGCCTTCGTCGTTAAGACCACCACGTCTAAATAGTTCCATTTGTTGTTCCATCATAGGTTTATCCATTCTTTAAAACTTCATCACGTAATAGTTTTAATCTACGCAACTGATAGATAGCACCTTGTGCTCTATACATTATTTGTGTGTTGTCTGTTTGTTCCATAGAACGATGCTGTTGGGCTATCAGTAAATCTAAATAGTTACTGAACTGGTCCCATTGCTGGTGGTTGTTCACCAACCCCTTGAGCTTGTTGAGGTGCTCCTTGTCCGTCATTTCCGCTAAATCCTTGTTCCTGTGGTGTTGGTACTTGTCCAGTACCTATCGTACCGCCACCTGCTCCTGTAGGATCTGCTGGGTTTGCACCTGCAGGAACGGGTTGTGCTGGTTGCTGAAAGTCTTTCATAAGTTCAGCTTGGATTGCAGCTTCATCCATATTGTTGGTTACTTTGTCAGGGTCAAGGTCAAGAGACTTTGCAATCTCTCTAATAATGTATTGAAACTTAGCAAAGGGTGCTAATGCTGGGCTAGATGCAATCTGCATAAACTGCATAAGTCTTTGGCTACGTACCTCATTAGCCATAAGACTTTCTGTTCCACGAGCTTTAACTTCCAAATCACCTTTGATTGTAGGATCAAAGTCAAACTGCATATTAAATCTAAACAAACCCTCACCAAGAGGACGTAATAGATAATCATCTACATTTTTAATTACATTCTTTATACCGCCTTGTGCGGCACCCATAAGCATAGAAATGCCAGAAGCAGTACGACCCACCCCCGATACTCCAGTTTGACCATGTGCAAAAGATGGAAAACCAGTAGATTCATCGGCTAATACCCTTGCTTTATCAAATAGCTGTAAGTTTTCTGCTGCAACATTTGGAAACTTTGTACCAAAGATAGCTTGCCCCGGAGCACCACCCTGTCTCCTAAATACTTTGCCGGGATATACTGACAAGTCTTGACCCGGAACTAAGTTTGTTTCATCTACCTCAATAAGAAGATTACCAGATAATACGGCATTGTCAACTGCCATTCTCATAAACCCATTCATAAGAGTTTGGGTATCATCCATATTTTCTGCAATACCTACCCCAAAGAATGAATATGGGTTTAATTCGTAAGGTGCAGCCATGTAAGGAATAGTGGCAGGTTTAAATGGATTCAAGACCATACGCAATAGCTTGCCATTACAAATCCATATGTTTGCTTGTAGTTCATCTACGTCTTGCAGTTCATCTGGAATATCTACACCTTGTTCTACAAGCATTTCGGTATCACACATACCCCAATACTCAAGAACCTCATAACGTTCTACGCCATGCTCTGGTGCATAGTCAGATAAATCATCTTCCCAGTATTCTTTATTATAGTTTTCGCCTAGCTGTACAGCTTCATCAATCACAGAAGATCTAAAGTAAGGACGTTTCTTTAAAGCACGTAATTGTGTACGTGACATTTTATGACGTTCAATTACATACTGAGCTTCATCCATATTGTTTGCGTCTGGATCAGGATAAAAATTCCAAACAGATACATGTGAAACTTGTGGAATGGTTTTCATAATAGGCGTATATTCACCATCTTCATTCCAATTAGGATATTCTTTGTCTACAGCAAATGGTCCTTTCATTACGCCAGTACCAAACAAAGCCATTTCAAATGCTGTACTGCGTAGATGTTTACTTGCACTAGACTCTTCTAGTTGATCGTGTATTTTCTTTTGCATCATCTTAGCAGCTACCATAGCTGGGCTAAACGTAATTGCAGTTGGCGTTTTACCTACACCCTCACGAACACCGTCAATATTCTCTAGTTTATCTCTGTATGATCCAAGACTTTCCAAAAGAGTTTTAGCTGTAGCACCTGCGGGTAAATCCCGTCCATCCCCAGCAAACCCATATGGATTTACTTCCTGTCCAAGTTCTGACTGCTTTAATTGTTCTGGTTCTTTTGGGTCAAAGTTTACATCGGCAACAACTCCATCGGGAAGTTCTGTTGGATCAATTGTCAATGGAAACTTTTGACCTGCAAATAATACGTCTACAATTTGACCATATGCTGCAAGTGTTTTTGTTTTAGTTACTTTAATAAATACTCTTGATTTTTCTGCTTCTGTAAATTGTACGTCAGATCCATAAATACCACGATAGTTACGATAGGCACGTAACCACCGTTCTTCATCTTGATTTCTATAATCGTCTGCACGGTGATACCGTTCCATAACAAATGGAATAATTTTATTTGTATCAACGTCTTCAATAGTAGAATCTTCTGCATCCGCTAGTGCAATTGCATCGTCTTCAATAAAGCCTTCAGTTTCTTCTGCCATGATTGTTCCTAATATCCAAAGGTAGCATCAGCTATTCTCATTCCTGTTTCAGGTCTTCCATATGGGTCATAGTCAAATACACTAAACCTTGGTCTTGACATTATACCGTATCTAAGTGCATCGTACAAGTGATCTTCTGCAGTTGTGTCAATATCTTCTGGATTTCTTTTGTCAATAGGTAATGCAGGTAGCTGTGCAATTAGATTAGTACAGTTATTAAAAAATACAATCCTTGGTTCTTCAGTAAACTCATCAACTTGTAAACGTCTGTGTATTTCGTTTTTACCTGCTACCCTAGAACCCTTTGATCTATCGGATGGACGCCACCTACATCCACGGTGTATCATTTGTTCTGCTAGGCTAGGACCAGTGTCACCACGTTTGTGCCACAAACTAGAGTCAAGAACTCCATACTTAATGTTACCATCTTCAGCTTCTAAGTCAAGTACCATATCAGCTAAATCTGTTGCTAGTACTTTAGATACATACAATTCTCTGTAAACAATTAGCTGTTCACTTGGAGATACAGCAAACCACACAACGCCAGATTTACTTCCGTATCCATAATCACATGCTCTAAACTTAACCCAGTTACTTGGTATGTTAAATGGCTCTACAACATGTATGTTTCTATCAAACTCTGTAAAAGCTGCACCTTCTTTAATATCCCAATCACCATCTAGTAATTGCCTACGTTGTTGCTCTGGCAGTGACAGAAGCATTGCTTCATAGTCACCTTGTTCAGCTAGGTAAGGATTGTCGGTAAGACGGGCAGGTATGAATCTACGTTTGAATAAAGGCTTGCCAGCTTTCGAGTGTCCTGCAGGATAACGTAAGACTTCATTTGTTTCAATATCAGTAGCATCAAACGCCTTTCCGTGTGGTGCAGGATCAATAAACATTTTTTTGACCCAATGATGACCTCTACCTCCGGGGTTGGTAGTAGCTCGCATATATACTGGTAAGTCAGGTGCAGTGGACCGTAGACGAGATCGCATATAGTTCCATGCAAATGGCGTAGGCCATTGTGTCAACTCGTCAAAGCCTATCCAGCTAAATGCTAGACCTTGGTAACGCAGGACATCATCTTCCCTATCTAGGTAGGACATCCACAATCTCGCACCAGATGGCGCAGTCCACTGCATCTTACGTTCTGACCACTTTATTCCGGGCCAAATCTTAGGGTACATTTCTTGTGATTTAAATATAAGTTCCCTAAGTTCTTCTGTAGTATGACGCAGTAGCAATCCTGAAAAAGCTGGATGACCCATAAACCGTAAAGGGTCAGCTAACATTGCGTATGACTTGCCACCACCTGCAGAACCACCGTACAACACTTCACGTTCACCTGCTGCAAGAAAATCTGTCTGGGGGCCAGCATTAGGTTTAAATACTACGTTGTGTTGTTCTTCTACAGGAAGCTCAGTAACTACAGGTTTATGCTGCTGTGCTACTTTCCTCGTTGTCTTTCTTGCTGTTGAGCCTTTTGGTTTCGAGGGCTTCCGCCTTGGCGATTGCCTTTTTTGCATAGTCTGCCCATCTGCGTAGGCTTCTAGCTTGGTTGTACCGTCTTCTTTCATTATCTAACCGTTTCTTTAATCCTACGTGTGATATGTATCTACCTGTGTTTCTGGACAACCAGTTAGCAACCTCACGATATGAGTATTGCTTTAGATACTTCTTAGCCTGTTGTAGCTTGTCTAGCTCGTCGGGTATTGGTACTAGGACTTCACTATCATCAGGATGTAGTTCGTAGCCAAACGGGACAGTTCGTGCGATTCGTGGAATTTCTATCCACTCATTATCTTCTTGTAAGTCGGTTGGTTGCGGGAGTTTCCAAACGCCAGTTTTAATCAATCTTCTTCTACCTGTTTAGGTGGCATAAGCATTACACCACCCTTTGCTTCTACTTGCATCTTCTCTGTTTTTACTAGACCAGTACGATCTAATAATTCTTTTGCTGCTTGCATCTTATCACGTATACCTAATTCTGTTGGGTCCATTAGAGCACCTACCATTGCAACTGCAGCACGAGGTGCATTACGTGACATGTACATATGTGTAGCATCTAGTATTTCTTCTTTTAAACTATTTACTACTTGAGTCGTAGATGTACCGTCAGAATATCCAGCAAGTTTTTTAGCCGCAGCTACATTACCTGCTGCCTCGTCAAACAAGACATCTAAAAACTTCTGTTGTTGTTCTGTTAATTGTCTACTCATATTACATCATCTCAAAATGTGGGCCATCAATAAATGGTCTACGGCCTTGGGATCTACGCAAATCAATATACTCATTCATTGCATCTTCCATAGTACCTACGTATTTAGTAATATCTCCTACTGACCAAGCTGCACCCCACTTAATAGGGCAACCTATTTCATTAGCAGCCTCAGTCATTGCATCAGCAATGTTATCGTAAACATTTAATTCCCAAACTACATTTGATCCATCATACGCAACAAGGTCTACGGCATGGCTATAGCCTGTGTCTTGAATTAAATGCTTAGAGTTCATAGTTTGTGAACGTCCTGAAGCATATAGCTTCTCTTGCTCCTGAAGAGTTCTGACCCCATACGTTACACCAAAGTCTACTGTAGTCAATTCAATAGCACGTTTAACTGTAGCTACCATGTCAGGGTGAACACCCTCTAATTTGTCTAGTGATCGTTTGCTTAGTTTAAATGCCATTATTTTTTCCCAAAAAGTTTAGTAGCAGATCTTACCCCAAAGCTGGCAGCAACAATTACACCCAAAGTATATTGATACCAATCTGGCATAGTCTCAAGGGCTGTAAAACCATTGGCAACTACACTTCTACCCCAATCTCCTGTAAATACAAGTATAAGTGGTATACTAAAGAGTATAGTCAACCATTCGTCTTTCCAACTATTCTGGCTACCTTGAGCCATAATCTTTTCCCAATCTGCTTCACTCGTTGCACGAGAGAGCATAATCTGTGCTTCAGCTTCAGACTTAGCAACCATTGCACGGGTTTCTGCAGCTTTAGTTTCAACTTTTCCATTTAACCATGTTCCTGCTAATTGAGTTATTGGTCCTATTAATGCTTGAATCATAAGGCTATTCCTTTTGATTTATTTTCGAAAGACATCTCTACACATTTAGTAATTACAAAAGCATCTGGAGTAGGCTTAGTTTGCTCTAGCTTTTGAACCATTACTGCTTTATCTGCCTCACACATTTCTTCGTTTGCATATAGTATTTGATTTGAACCTACCTGATGATTACCACCTAGAAAAAGAATTAGAACAATAATATACATCAGCTTGTACCACGATCAGTCTTGGCCTCTTTGTTCATCCAAATACCAAAACAACCTGTTAATGCACCCATACAAACTGATACAAGACCTGCTTGTCCATTGCTGGGGTCAGGGAGTGACATATACCAGTGTACTGACTGATATGTCAGAATAGTTACTACAAGCATCATAAGTCGTGGAAATACTTTATAGTTATCAATAATTGTACTTGCCATATTGCTTTCCTTTCTACCACACTACAAAGTCTACATTACGTCCTTGTTTAGGATACAGTTTGTTTCCATTGTGTGGGTGGTATGCATATACATCCTCATACCTATACTTATCTGCTTTTCGTTCCATTGCTGTTTTTGAAGTTTCTACGACTTCTTGTTTTGTTGTACCTTCTGTTAATTTTACTTTATCAAATGGCATTTTAGGTAATGGTAGATAATCAAGTAAACCTAAACTTACATTCATGGTTTAAGTCCTTCTAAATCTAGCGGTTTTCTTTGCAATCTTTTTAGGTTGAGCCACAAACTGCTTACCTGCCTTCGTGCCTTCTCGTTTGGCTCGTGAAGTTGCTGCATACTCAGCAGGGCTGAGAGACTTAATAGCAGCAGTAGGTAGATAACGTTCTCCCGTTTTAGCACTAGGCTTGCCACTCTTGGTTCTCCACTTTTGTTTAGTCCAATCCTTTAGGCTTTTTTGTGATTTAGCAAGAGCCATTACTTATAGCCCCCGCCTTTTGCCTTATATTGTTTTGCAAGCATTTGAGCTTTACGTGCTGACCACTGTCCAGCTTTACCACCTTTACTACCTGCCTTAATACGATTAAACAAATTTTTACGCATCGTAGGTTTAGTATAATTACCTGCCTTGTTAACCGTAGATTTTCGAGTAGATTTCGCCACGACTTATTCCTATATCTTTAAGAGCTTTATCTGACATATTATTTAATTGCCAGTATGCTACTCGTTTTTCATTTGTTTCTTTTATAAAGTCATATATACGTTTAAACATTGCACTACCTCCTTTTGTTTGTGTGCTATGGAGATAGTTATAACATATGTACGACTATATTAGTATTGCTATTTCGTCATGTCCGTCTTGCAGGAGTATAATACAAACGTGCAGATAGTGTAACATCAAAAGAAGAAGAACCACTATGTTTAAATACTAATACTTTATCACCTTCATGTAAAAACAAAGGACCACTTGCAATGTAATGTTCGTGAGAGTTTCCA